CCGTTGCCCATGCTAATCAAAAGCAATACAGTGCTATTGGCAAACATCATCATTGCAGTTCTTTTTAGCAACATGGTTTGAATAACACTATTAAACATGACTGGATCAAATCCATTCTTGGTGGCTTCTGCGCTAATCACATCTGATGGACTCATATCAATTCCTATGCATCATTGAACTGTCTGCAGGTTCATAATCCCGCACATGGCTTGCGCCCAATCCTGCCAATTCTCATAATTTCTATGGTCAGGAACACCAGACTGAACGAAGTAACCAATACCGTTCATGCCATCAACCCACTGTCTCCAGTTGTCCTCTGGGACATTGCCAAGCTGATTGGAAGCAAATAGTTCCTCCATCAGCTTGCAATACTGATCCCAAACCATTCCGCGAGGATCGTAAACTATCAAATCCGATTCCCCTTGAAAGAGTTTTCAAACCCCGTAATGACCTGAAGATTCCAAGGCGCATGAAGACCGGAAACAAATTTGCCTTGCATTGGAATTATGTGATCAACCTCGTAATCAAGTCCAACGCCTCTGAGTGCAGAACAATATTCGTACACACAGTGAATCTCAAGCCAATAACCTGCATTGAGCCAAGGCGGTGTTCTTTGCATCTTGGCAGCATGTCTTTTTGCGTTAGCAAAATGCATCAATGAAGGATTTTTTGCTCTTGATCTTTTTACGTATTCATATCCCATTTTAGATTTTTTAATCCACAACTTATTTGCTTCAATGCACTTTTCTTTATGGCGCTCATAGTAATTTTTTATGGCTTTTACCCGTTGTTCTTTTGGTTTAACTCGTTCTTTGTCACATTGAACGCAATGTCTGCCATCTGAATATCTTTCGGATATGTGTCCGCGCTTGCACTCCACCCCTGTAAAGTATCTTGGGAGATTGAGCAAACGAGCCTCTTTTCCTGTTTTTGGCATCACGGGTTACCCGTTCCACGAACATCGCCGGTATCTATGCTCAAGACCACTCGACCCATGAAATAGTTACCATTCTGGGTGTTACTTCTAAACCTCAAGCGCATCTCTCGACGCTGTTCTTTCATGTCGATCTTCAGGGTATCGGGATCAAATGGATACGGGTCAGATGGATCGTCAACATCATCAGCATATGACTTACCTGTGATAGTCACTTCCATGGTTCCGGTCTGGACAAAGTCAGGCTCGATCCTCTCGATACGAGTCCACACGTTGTCACCGGCTTGAGTCACAGTTCCCACCAATCCCATACTTGCACCGATAACATTGGTCTCGACATAGGAGTCGATTGCATTGACGGTGTTGGTATATATTTCGTTGGTGCCGTTTTCATGCTGCCACAGGGTATATTTTCCGGTCGTATTCTGATCCGTTCCACCCCAGATCGGCCTGCGGAATACCTCTGAGAACACGCCAGCAGACCTCCGAGCGCCTAAAGCCTCACCCGCGTCATACCAGCACTTATCTCGCACGTTGTAGATAATTGCGTCGTTGCATTCGGTAGAGTCCCCACTGGGGAAGAACCACCAAATCTCACCCCAACGAGGAACCTTGCTGACCCATACCTTTTGACGTTGAGCATAGTTCAAATTGTCAAAAAAGTAGTTGAAGTTCTGCTTGTTATCGACCTCTTGAACCACGCCGTTATACATCAGGAAACGGTCAGTTCCACACCAATAAAAGATGCCGTCATACTCAATCACGCATTGACTCGACAAGATAGACGACTGCTGCGTGATCAGGTCATACCGCCAATACAGCGTCTGAGTCCCTACGGTGGTAGGAGAGTATGTCACCCGAACCACTGAATCCAACGTCCAAAACAACCCTGCAGGAGACGTAGTGCCACCCCTCAAAGGTAGCCCCTTAACCACCTTTGTGGACGAGATATTGTTCTCGTTGGAGTCTGACGAAGTCCAGTTGTTGAAGTCGCCTGCAGCACAGTTCTTGATCAGACCATTATTCCCATACGCAAAAAGGTATGGGAACAGCATCACAATTCCACCGGATACGGATACTTTGTTGTCAAATGTCAGAGTAACAGTCCCAGATGCGGTAGCAGCAAGGCTCAGAACAGCCGTCCAGACGCCTGCAACGGTCGATGCGGATACCACTGTCGTTCCAGCCTGAATGCCCGTTCCTGAGACCGATACGCCAGCCCCAATAGCTGCTATGGTGGTGGTAAACGTCACGCTAGTCGAGGTGTTGGTGGTCGTTCCAACCGCCGTAAATACGCCAACTGGGGCCAGTGTTGTGCCTGTAAATTCACCATACAACGGGGTGGTATTTACTGTGGATGAGATGTCGTTGAGATTCTGACCGGGGTGCGCGATGAGGTTATTCTTTGCATTTCCAAGTGCGTCATAACCAATGTCAAACTGCCACAATGTAAGTGCGCTTGTGGTGTATGAACTGGTAATCGGTGTGGGGCCAAACCCAATAGCATCATCGTTATCGGTTGTCCACCGCTCTATGCCAGCAGTGTATCCAGAGATAACGTAGTTAAGGCCGTTGTCTGAACTCATTATCATCCCACGGCTAACCCCAGACGCATTCAAGAATGCACCGTTGTATCCACCGATCTTTCTAGGTTTGCCATATTGGAAGCGAACCCATTTCCCATCAACATAAGTTGGGGACGCAAATTGAGTTCCATCCCTCTGGATTCCGGCACCAACCTGAAGAGTTACAACTTTTGCAGTCATTAAAACACTCCAGAATTTATTCCTACCGGCATCAACAATCCGCTCGATGTAACTCTTCCGGCAATCACACCGCTGACGGCAAATCCCAATTGACCACTAGCCGCAAGATACAAACCCGTAGTTGCATCACTTGAAAACGAAAGAGAGGGAGCCGCAGCAGAACCGTTACCCAACGTCAAAGCATTGATTGTTGATGACGTTGAGGTTTGAGCGTTGTAGACGTTTGTTCCATCACAGATTGCAATGATGGTCTGATTCTGCGGCAAAACAACAGTAGAAGCTCCACCAGATGACGTTTTAAACGTCAGGGTGAATGCACCGGTTGTATTGTTCTGTAGTGAATACAGTTGAACTGTTGATGGAACAACGACTATGCAATTCGAGGTCAATACCCCTTGGTATTCTTGGATGATATTTGAACCCTCTGCAGAGGTCAGGGTAACAGTCCCGCCAGTGATGTTTTTTGTCAACGTCGTAAAGAAGAAGGTTGCCGAACGACCATAGGCATAACTGAACCAATTACTTCCATTGGATACAACAACGAACGATTCACCGATCTGCAGTTGTGCGCTGGCATTACCGTCTATGGTATTGGAGCCGGTCATGGCAATATTCAAAACGCCAGTTCCGTTGTTCTTAATAACAATAAACCATCCGGCACCAGAATCTACTGCAGACGGCATGGTCACAGTCCCAGCACCACCTGTCCATGCATACATCGACGATCTGTCGCCGTAGATAAACGTATAAGTGGACGAGAATGTTGTGACTGCAGTTGACGTATTGAGAGTAGTATTTAGTGCTGTAAGGCCGTATCCAGCCAGCGTAGCTGCGTTTGCCGAAGACGTTCCCGCTCCAAACTGGACAACATCCCATGTGCCATTCTGTGTAGAATTGTTTGTCAAATAGATATACTGAGCAATTCCAGACGAGATACTGACGATCGTGCCGCCACCAGCATTTTTTACGGTAAACGTGTTTGATCCTATATTGTTGATCAGAGTTGTTTGACCAACAGATACCTCTGTAGCCGATGGCAGGATCAAGCTAAGACCACTGGTTGTGGCGGTCACATCAATGATGTTGGCTACAACGCTCGTTGTATTGCCATTTACAGGCCATTGAAGGGTCGTATTGGCGCTAATGGTCAGACTTTCATACCCAACTTGTGATGGGCTGATGGTTTGACCGGTATACGGATTTACATAACTTGTCATGATTAGGAGTCCACGGCTACGGCTTGACGGTCACCGACACGCGCAACATCTTCTGCTTTTAGCGCCTGTAACGATTCGGTGTATTTTTGCTGGAATATCTGACGCTGGTCGTTCTTCAAGAATGGCATTGCTTGAAGTAGGGTGCCAAACAGCATCGCATTCGGAGCATTCTGCGTAAGCCAATTGGTTTGATTGGTAGAACTCAAGGGGGCAATACGCTCGTAATACAGCACCTCAAATGAGTAGGCTGCATTAGGAGTTGGTGCAAGATACCAATGCTCCCAATCCGTATCAGCGTAATACAGAGGGACGCCTGTTTGGGTGCTGTCAGGCCAGTAATTCTTCAGATACTCATACTTCCGCAACAGAACCGGAGTTACAACTCCAGAAACTGTTATATTCATTGATACCGTTTTTCTCCATCTAGCAGGCTTCTGAAGAACCGGATCACTGACTGTGGTGGTGGCATTTGCAATTTGTAGTTGCCCAAGGGTCTTGATCTCCTGCGCTACTTCAAACTCAGCCAGAGAGATAAAGGTAGGAATTGCATTGACGACAGACGCGTCTTTTCGTTCCAGATACTGAAGCACCGTGGAAGTCAGGCTGTCATACGTCAAAACCCATGATGGAGTGGTTGTCATTAAGCACCTAAATATACTGCGCGTTCGTCTTTTCGACGGTTTACCAGCCCTTGAAACACTTTTCCACCTGCTTTATTGTAAAGCAAGAACCCGTCTGCAGCACCCTCGAAGTCCCCCCGATTGTGCTTCATGCGGATGCTGGATCGCTGAAGTCCACCAGCCCCTAAATTAAACGCAAAGGAGACAAGTGCATCAAAGCGACCGACAGTAAGATCAGTAGGACATAGTCTGCATACCCAAGACTCAAAACGAACAAGGTCTTTTTTAAGTAGCGCATGAACTTCCTCCAGTGTGAGGGTCTTGTTCCATTCCGGTGGCAACGACTTTCCATCCCCAATCAGATGCCCGACACCCACCGTCCAGAGGCCAATGCAGTCCTGATAGGGCTTACGACGCACCCCCTCATGGTG